CTAATTTGCTCTTACACTGTCGATAATCTGTTTTATTTCACCCTCTACATATTCAACACCTTTATACAGTTCTATCTTACTTAGATAGTCGTTAAGTGTTTCCTTAGTTCCAGCCCCTATATTCTTAAATAGCTTACAGTACATTGTCTTGTCTAAGCTATCAGTCTTTGCCTGTCCTTGGAATCTATAGCCCTCATTATTCAATACTTTATAGGCTATTGCTAGGTACAGTTTATTAGACTTCATTTCAGTAAGTGTATCATCTACTGACATTAGGTAGGCTGTTAAGTCTTTTTTATGTTCTACTATGCTGTTGTCTATGTCAGTGTATTTATAGTTGGATTCCATTACTTCCTTTAGTACACCACATTCTAGTAGGGCTTTTATTAGTTTCTCATCCCTCAACATAGCAGGGTTAAATTCAAACGTCTTACCCGTTACTTTAATATTTTTCACCCTGCACTATCACTAGTACTACGGCTTTTTTAATCTTCTAATTATAATGTTTAAGTTAATAATAGGCGGTACATCTCAGCTCCCACCCTGTTAATACTCTCGACTACTGAACTTACTTCTTTACTTCTGTTCTTCATCATATTTGCAAAGGTAATGATTTCCTACCTAATTAGTTGTCTTGGATTGTATTAAATAGAGTTAAAAAAGATTGTCCGTGATACCCTTTACTAGATACCACGGACTGCAAAGACCTATCCTACATCATCCTTCTTATCCTTATCCTTATCTTCCCCCTGTTCATTCAGTTTCTTAATGATTGCCTTGTTAGTGCTAATCTTATAGGCCTCAAACTTTTCTTTTAGTATCTGAGTTATCCCAAAGACCGCCCCAGCAAAGGTAATCCCAAGACTTAAGAATCCGAGTATAGAGTTCTCAATTAGGTGTAAGATAAAGAAACTAAAGAAAGCTAAGACAACACCACTAATTATTAATAGTACGGCTGTCATGTAACTTACTAGGTCTCTGTGTTCTCTCTCAAATTTCATAGTAGTTTAGTATTTGTTAGTGTAGATGTTCCAATAGTTACCATCAAACAAGACACTAAGTACTCCTATATAGTTTGCAGGTAATACTAAGTCTCCCTGTATTATACCGTTACTTGTATAGTAGAGTATTGGGTAGTTTGAATTGCTAACCACCTTAATAGTCCCCTTACTTCTCTTATATATTCTATACTCTTGTCCTGTCTGTAGTGTCTGAGGTGGTAGGCCGTGTCTCTTCTGCCACGCTATTTTATCAGATGTTGTAAAGTCCCCCTGTAGTTCTCCCTTACTTAAGCTATCATCATCTGGCAGTACTAAGACCGTATTACCTGCACCTTCCTTAGTCATCTGTGGGGGGCTAGCAGTTTCACCGTTAACTATGATATTCTGTACATAAGTGTCTAGGTAGGTTGTACCAGAACTAACATAAGTAGTAGCGTATCTCATTCCTGCTACACATCCATCTGTCACACTTAGGGCTACTGTATTATGTAGGGGGTCATGTGAAGGGCTACTAATACTTATTGCTGTCTGACTATTACTAACTATGTCTAAGTTAATATCTCTACTATAGGGGCTAATTGCAACCTTACTATAGATACCTTCTTTCTTTATCGTCTCATCAACCCTAGTAGTAAGGCCGTGGGAATGTATCTTAGTTTCTACAGTCTCATTATCTACATCCTTAACAGTGCCTTGATAATAAAAACCATCCTCGCCTACCTTATATATACCTGTGGGACTTTCAATATAGCGGGTCTTAATCTTACCATTCTCAAACAGGGCTGTCTCAGTGTTACCGTTTCTGACCTTTACACGTGTTGCATCTAGGATAATATCGCCATTTCTAACCTTAGCTTCTATCAGATTTGCTTTTTGTGAGAGGTAGGACTCAGTACTGCTAATCCTAGTCACTTTCAAACCTGTTAGGCTTATACTCCAATCTCTAGTAGTGTCCTGTCCTGCTTGGTGTGCTGACTCAAAGTATATTCTTAAGTAGTTATCCATTACCTCTATTACCTTGCTTACCTCATTACCGCTAATCATGTGTGCAGGTTGTGAATAATCTATAACGGTCTGTGTACTATTCTTATTATCAATCTCCACTAGTAACCTTACATCCGCTGCACTGAGGTAGGGTGTGAATCTAACCAAATATAAGCCGTTTGGAATTGTGCTACTGTTGGTGTTATACAAGACGGTATAATCTATGTCCTGTAATTGTCCCCCTGCCTTGCTAATATTGTAAGACATAGTTAGGGTGTCTGTGCTGTGGTTGTAGGATATACTTTGGGCTGGGTGGTGGTCGTTGGGAAAGTTCTGTACAAAATCAAATCCTACCCTGTTCCTGCTATAGTAATTATATAGGTCACTGCTACTAGGACTCCAACCTGTCGCTATATTTCCTTCCTCTACCTTAATATCCCAGAATTTAATACTTTCATACTTAACCCCATCACTATAGGAATTTAGCCTTAGTTGATATTTATCCGTTGTAGGGCAGGTAAAGGTCCACACGCAATCACTCACCATATTAGCACTAGTAAAGAGTAGGTTATCAGATTTACCACATAACCACACTGTAAAACTCTTATTACCCTGTCCCTTATGTTCCCTAGCTAACAAACCGTCACTTTTTAACTGTAGCGTGTATTTCTTACCTGCCTCTAATAGCTCGGTTTCAATACTCCTATAATAAAAATATCCGTCTTTGTCTTTGCTAGTATGTAGTAGTGGGGTAGGCTGTCTGAAATCTATAACACCATTTAATAAGTTCTGACCCCCTACACTGAAATCCCTAACCGTTTCCTCTACCCTGCTAACCTTACTTTCCGTTTCGCTAGCTGTCTGTCTGAGTGTGTTAATGTCTCGTGTAGTGGTCTTCTGTAGGTTATCTAGTTCTGTCCTTGTCCCTGTTACAGTCTGCTCTATACTACCTGCTTTCTGTGTGAGGCTACTAATACTACTTTCTGCCTGCCTTATCTTTCCTGTTACGGTGTCTAGGTTGGTCTTGTTATTCTGTACCTGTGTCTTAATAGTATCTGCCGTCTGTGTTAGTTGCGTTACCTTATTCTCAACAGTTCCTATCCTACCTGTGACATTATTAATACTCTGCTTTGTGTCTTGTACTTGTGCCTTGATTTGGTCTGTAACACTAAATACAGTACTAGGTAAGACGGTAACAGGGATAGTATAAGAGTCTACCAGCTTATCTCCACTCAACAAATTAAAGGTATAGGTTTGTTGTCCAGTATAGGGTAGTTCCTGTGAGTGCTTAAACCTGCCTTCTCTATTAATTCCAATAAGTCCACCATTATACTGTATCTTATTGGCTGGTGTATTATCTGAACTTACACTACTAGCACTCTGACCTACTACTTCTATCAGTCCTAAGTCAATGTTTAAGTTGAGCCTGTTATTAGTATCTACAACTGCTACGCTACCGCCCCCGTCATAGAGTTTTATGTATAGTGTTGGGTCTGAATCTCTACCGTCTAGTCCCCTTGCAGGTACGTTGGTGTTAGTATTTCCGACCCACCAGAAATTTTCAACAATCCTAGGGGAAAGTCCATCACTGCCACGCTCTCCCTTTTCGCCTCGGTCTCCTTTATCTCCTTTATCTCCTTTCTGACCTACTGCTGAGATACCTGTGTTTGTATTTCCGACCCACCATACGCCAGATTTTATAAAGGGTGTATTTCCATCTTGTCCGTCCCTACCTGCTGCACTAATACCACTATCCTTATACTTGTTCTGGTCTTTATCAAAAATCATCCAATTTCCAGAACTCCCTATATAAGGTGTACCACTTTGGCTTAACCTAACCCTATCTGCTATATAGGATTCAAGTGTCTTTCCATTGTCTACCCTAAATTCACCGCTAAATATATTCTTACCTACACTGATTACATTTAGCCTATGTGTTTCTAGGTTGTAGTCATTGATTCCTTGGTACTGAACAATACTAGGGGCTACAACGGTCTTATCTAGGTAGCCTGTATTATATGCACTGATAATAATAGCTGCCTGTCTTGTGGTGTCGGTCCTATTACCCAGCTGCACTATATTATCCCCCTTCATCGGTTCACTCACACTAGCAGGGTCTTTATCTGTCTTGCTTAGGGTAATATAATTCCAACCGTCACTACTACCTGCCTCTGTACAAAGTCTCCAATAATACCTAGATTGTCCTGTATTGAAGGTCTGACATACTACTAAGTCACCTGCATTAAATGTCTGTGTAGTAGTAGTTTGGTTGTCTGTATTTTTCCACAAGCACCTATAATCACCGCTTGCAAGTACTTCTACCTTCTCAATGATAGCACTAGCAGGGGTAACTATAATCTGTCCTTGTGTAGCCTTAATTTCATCTATACTAAGGCTGAAAAAATGTGCTGCTTTGAGGACAGTTAGATTATCTACAACTATATCCTTACCAGTCATCCTATCTGTATCTACTCCCTTAGCTGTCAACTGTTGAGTATTGTGTGATTGAGTGGATAGGTCGGTTATAGTTCCTGTATCACTGTTTAGGTTAGTGGTGGTTAGTGCTTGGCTTGTATGTGAGGTAGTAGTTAGGTTAGTTATGGTAGAATCTGTTGCACTTATACTTCCTCCTATGATAGTTGTATATCTTAGTTCCTGTCCTGTCACGCTATCTATCTTGCCTGTCTGTGTATTGATAGCCTTTGCACTAACATTACCGTCACTTTCGATATTACCAACTCCTAATAGGTCTCCGCTTATGTCGTGTCTCCCATCATATACCTGTCCCCAAAGTAAGTGAGGCTCTAATGTACTATTCAGACTGCCACCTAGTCCACCACCTACACCACTGCCTACACTGCCTGCACTTTCCTTTTTCTTTGCATAACTTACTACATCTATCATATCTCTAATAATGTTATCCTCGCTGTTTTATTTCTTATGTCCCTACTAACTGACTGTACTAGGAACTTCTTACCTAGGGTCTTAGATTGATATGTACTTGTAAAATCTATCCCTGTGTCGTTCATTGTTACCTCTACCTTAAGTCTAGGCCTCGACATGAAATTATAATACTGACTTACATAGTGTTCCTCTGCCTTACCTGTCTCATCAAGCACCTTATTATATATGGTTCTCACTGGTAGACTTGTAGACGTATTAAAGACACTGTTTAGGTAGACTTCATTCTTAATACCTTTTTCTACTGCCTCACTACTACTGAGCTGTGTGATAAACTTAAACTCTGTCCCATCATGCTTATTTATATACTTAGTCTGTGCTGCACTAGAGTAGATAAGGTCATTATCCTCAAAGGTTTCTAGTTTACCATTATCACTCACTATATTACATGCAAAGTTTTTAATAATGATATTCTCAGTGTGTGCTAAGATATACCTACTATTACTTGTCCACTTTGTAGACCTAAAAAACGTTGGATGTCTTCTCACTATATTATCCCAAACTAACTGAATAGGTGCTAGTATCTTAAAACTAACTTTACCGCTTAGCCTGTCACTTTGTTTAATTGGTATTGCCGTCCCTTCCTTGCCGTCTAAGTTCATGGTATAGTCGATAGTATTTTGTAGACTGTGTTCCTGCCCTACGATAAAGTCTCCAATTTTAGAATTTATACCGAGTGACATAGTAGTCTTATATTTAGTAGTGCCGTCAACGTCCTTATAGGTTAGGTCTGGTCTAGCTTTTATCTCATCAAGTGTTAACCATTCAAACCTACTATCACCGTACACATCTAAGACTGTCTCCACACAATACTTAGACCCTATCTTAAGTTCACATTCTAGGATAGGTAGCTTACTGAATTTATCTGTACTATCACCTACACTACTATACTCAAACTTTAATCCCTGTGCTGATTTATCTTTGGTCCATGGTTGAAAATAACTACCTGTACTATTATATATTGGTTTATCAGTATTGAGTCTTGCGCTATAATGTTTCCTAGTGTAGTACCTTCCTTCCTCATTGCCGTCACTTCGTACTAGGTTACTGTCTAATCTACGAAGGTCAAATACATTATCTCTTTTAGGTGGGTCATAGAATGGGACTATAGCGGTGTACTCTTTTCCCTGTGTCTTCCTAGCCCCATGTTTTAGGATAAAGTCATAATTTGATACCCTACTAGCCCTACCTACACTACTTTCATATAAGATAGGCTGCATTAACAAGCTACCACTAAACACTAGGTAATTGGTAGTATCTGGGTCTGGGGGAGAAAATACACCACCTGACTTATTCCCTACATATTCAATCAGTGGGGAACAATTCTTAAGGTCGTTATCGGTTGGGCTGTGCCCATCTGCAGTGTCAATCTCATTACCGCCTATACTCAGTATTAAGTAGTTATCAGTGTCTATCTTACTCGTTGGGGAATTATCGGTACTCTTTGCTTTCCTTTCTACACTACCAAGTCTAAGCAGTGCAGGGGTTAGTGGGTGTTCTCTTAGGTACTGTGCCACTTTATGCTGATTTATACCTGTCCCGTTCTCATCAACCTCTAACATATCTTCACTCTTACGTAACTTCCATGTCGGGTTATACATAGACCTCATATACCAGTCTGTTTCTGTTAAGGCATCGTATGTAGTTGGTTGTCCCTTTACTGCTGCATTAAAAGCCTCGTTCGCACTCTTACCACTACCTAAGCTACTAATCTCAGTGAGTATTAGCTGCAGTCCTTTGTAATGTGATTTTAGACTGTCTTCTGCTAGTGGTGATTCAATTATAGTATCTTGTCCTTCTAAGCTACAGGATAATTGAAACTGGTTAACTACTTCACTAGTACTAAGGCTCGTATCACTTCCTGCATAGTGTGAAGGGTTGATTATTATAGATTGTGGCTGCTTACTAACTACCTCACCTGTTTGTAAGTCTAACCAGTTTATAGTATTACCCTGTACTAGTGTGTCCCAATCATAGATATAAAAGTCTAAACCTTCCTGTCTGATATGTAGGTTAAGATACTGCATGACTTCTTTTAGTAGGTCTTCATTCGTCCAAGTGCTATCCTCATCCTTACCAATTATGAACAACTCACTAATACTTAGCTCTTCAAATACAGTACCTTCCTTTCCCTTTGCTGTACCCTTAGACTGGTCATATAGTAGCCTTGGTTTTTGGTTGTTGTATAGGTTTAGTCCCCTAGTGTCAAATATCCTACCCAAGACTTCCATAAAACTAGTACTACCTGCCTCTTGTACCGCCTGTCTATAGTTTAGGGGTACTATATTCTTGTAACTAGTATATTGAAGGGTGCTAAGAAAGTCTGTACAGTTAAGGGTAAATTCATCGACACTACTATTAAAGGGTTGGCTAAATGTTGCTGGCTCTACAAAACCTGCAAATACACACTCACTACCCTTCCAAATGTTAACTACTATATCTCTAGCAGCACCTGTAAATAATAAGTCACCTAAGTAATCAGAAACAACTAGGTTAATAGTAGCTGACTTTCTTATTACGTGTTCTGTTATGTCTTCTATACTTTCTTCTATCTGTACAGGGTCAGCAGCAAAGTATAAACCGTCCTTGCCTATCTCCTTTACATCCCCACTACCACCACTTTTAATTAGGACGGTTAGTAGTTCATCCGATAAGTCCCTAAATTCACCTCTTAATATCATAGTACTCTTCTTCCTGTTTTACTTTGGACTTTGCAATAATTACTAAGGGCTAGATACAAATCACTACCTTTCACCCTTACACTACTAACACCTACACCATTACCACCTAGGCCTGCTGTATTGTTGTCAATGAGCCTAAATAGATTAGATTGTTGAGTTTTGGTAATAATCATCTCTCCACTATTAACTCGTGCTAGGTTATGGTCTCCTACTGTCTTACTACCTTGGAAAATACCACCCTGTGAGAATGATTGTAACTGTGATATTGTACTAATCATTACTGCCGTACCTGCTGCAATCGCTGCTACCCAACCAATAACGCCTAGTTTAGAATCCTGTGCGGAGGCTTGTGCAAATCCTAAGATTATCTGACCTATTGCCTGTAATACTAAACCAGCTTTGGCTGCTGCACTGTCTTGTCCTAGTTGTTGTATTGCTTGAGACATAAACACCATACTAGCACCTATCTTCTCACCATCACTAGCCATTGAAGACCCTAGTATCTGTTGTAAGGACTTGGCATCATCTAACATCCTAGTAATACCGCTATTCTCAAAACTACCTAAGCTATCCTTAACCTTTTGGAGTTCTTTCATACCGTCTACTGACTTCTGTAGCTCCTCAGTAAGTTTAGTAAGTGCTGAAAAATCAAGTCCCTTAAAGTCTAAACTTCTACCTAGTTCCTGTCCTAACTGTCTAGCCTTGTCGATTAGTGGGTTTAGTAGTTTATCACTTGCCTCTTTTTCATCCTTTGCCCTTTGGTCTAGTCGTTCTGCATATTCATTGGCATACTTAGCCTGTATATTAGATATCGCAACCTGTTTCTGTTTCTCTAGCTGTTCGAGTAGTTCAGTGTTACCGTGTGCCTTCTCAGCTAAGGTGTCATATTTCTTCTTTTCAGCTAATATCTCCTCAGCCGTCTCTGCCTTTTTGAGTTCTTCTATCTTAGTGTAGTAGTCGTCAATTAGTTTATATTGGTTGTTTAGTGCAGCCTGCGTATTGATTACGTTACTCTTATCTGAACCATACGCATTTTTTAGCTGTTCCTCATCTGTCTTCCTACTACCCTTATTATTATTGACGGTTTCAGTTTCGATAGTCTGCTTTAAGGTCTTTTGGTCATCTGCTATCTTTTCTGCTTTTCGCTTTGCCTCTTCTGCTGCCCTCTGTGCCTTGGCTTGTGCTGCCTTCCTAGCTGCCTCTGCTTTTCGTGCTGCTTGTTCCTTGGCTCTTTGTGCTGCTTGGCTTGCTTTCTTGCTTTGTTGGGCTGTCTGCTCTCTCTGTCGTCTAAGTGCCTCTTCTAGATTGTTGGACTCATCCTCATATTCCTTACTACCCTTCTTAAATAGGGCTAGTCTCTTCTGGTGGTAGATAATATCCCTGCTTAGTGATTGGCCGTGTTTCGCATTCTCAGCCTTATACCATTTATCTAGGGTTTCTTGTCTTGCCTTGGTTTCACGTTCCCTTGCTTCCTCATTCTGCTTTGCTAGTTCTTTGTTAGCTGCATAATTATAGTTACCTATTACATCGTGGCCACCTTTGAAAGCTGATATAGCGTTACTTGCAATCTTATCCCAATCTCCGTTAATCGCATCCCTAACCATACCTACAAACATCTTAAGTGGCCAGATCATGTGCTCCCAGATTGCATTTCCAACACCTACAGCTATTACCTTAAATTTATTCCATGCTTGCGCTAACTTACTACTAGCACCCTCAGCCGTCTTAAATGAGTCTGTTATGTCCTCGAATTTCTGATACAGTGCTGCTACTAAGGAAATCAAGATACCTATACCAATTGCAGATAGGGCAACTCTTAGGGCTTTACTTGCTACTGTTGCTGCCCCTTGTGCTACTGTTAATCCTCCTGTTGCTACTGTTGCTCCTTCTGTGGCTACTGTATTTGCTGCTGTTGCTGTGGTAGTTTCAGTTGTCGCTACTGCATTTGCCTGTTTAACTGTCGTATTAGCTGTTAGTGCTGTTGTCCCTGCTACCTGTGTTGTCGTATTAGTAGCCTGTGCAGTAGTATTAGCTGAGACTGTAGTAGTTAGGTTTGATTGTTCAACCCCTACTAGCCTTAAAAGTGCATGGTAAGCCCTATATGTACCGCTACTTTGGTCCATGAAGGTATTTTGTAGCTGAGTTATACCATTTAAGACACTCATAGCACCTGCAAGTTTAGTAAGGGTTTTCTGTGCCTCCTCTGATTCAACCCCAAACATAGCCATAGCACCAGCACCTACTTGAAAAGCACCTACTACACTACCTGCTACATCTGTTATACCTGCTAGGCCTCGTACATCATTAGCAAAATCACCTACTACTGCCTTTGCATCACCCATAGCGTCCTTGATACTACCTGCCCTTGCTGCTAGTTGTTGGAACTTCTCACTAGCAGGGTCTACACCATTGAGCAGCATATTAGCTAACTCGCCTTGAATTGCTTTTAGTTCCCTTTTGATATTACCGCTACCCTGCTTAAAAACAGCCTCAGTATTACCTACTTCACTTTTTACTTTATCAATAATGGACTTAAACTGTTTATCATCAAGTCTTATTTTGGTTACTAAATCTTGTGCCATATTCCTTCGCTTTCTGTTTAAGTCTATCTATGTCCTCCTTGGTTGGTAGTGGGTCTTTATCTCCTGTACTACCTTCTAAGTCATCCCATGGTAAGGGCATAAATTTTCGTGGGTTATTTTCTTTAGTGCCACCCATTACCTTGGCAGATGTATAAATAGTCTGTCTTCCTATTTCCCATTCATCCTGTTTAGCCCTGTACAGATTCTTAACTAGTACGTGTAATTCTAACATACTCATCCTGTCTAGTACATACTCGGGGTCTAGGTTGCCTTGAAATACTAAGATACTAAATACATCTGCCATTCCTAGTTTTTTCCCTTATCCTCACCTTTCTTAGTGTCATCCTTACCCTTAAACTCTGCTTGTCTAGATAATTCCCTTTTCAAAAACTCTGTGTAGGTTGTGAAAATATTTGGGTCTTCATCTATACAGTCGAGCAAAATGTCAAATGTGAGGTCAGTGTCTTTATTACCTGCTAAGATACAACAATACAAAAAAAGGTACTGGTCGCTAAGTGTATCTAGGCTAAATAGTTTACTAGCTGCTGCCTCAAATAACATCATAGCACGTACACTATACTTTAATTTATATTCCTTGTTGTTAATTGTTACTGTATTCATGATTAAAAAATTATTGGGCTACCTACTACACCCTTGTTAAGTTTGGATATAATAGGTATAGCCCTGTTTCATTATTATTTCTTTATGCTGTTGCCACCTTCTTAAGCGGTCCGACACCTGTAAAAGTAGCAGAAAATGTAGCGTTATCCTCATTTGGTGCTGAACACTCTAGGGAGGTAATTAGCACCTTGCCTGTATATGTGCCAGTTGTTGAAGGAATCCAACCGCCTTTAGTTACCTCATCTGCCTTAGTCTTATAGTTCTTCTCTAGGGCAAAGACGGCATCTATTGGGGTCTGTGCTGTCATAATATCAAAGAGTTGTTCAAAGCCTACACCTTCACCATCATTTGACATTAGATTTTCTGTAGACATTTCCCAGCTGATTTTGCCTGCCTGTGCAGAAACCCATTTACCGCCAGAATCTTTACTAGTCGTTTCCGTTGTATCTTGGCTAATTGAAAGACTGTGACTAGTTGCAAAAGCGATAGACTTTCCATTAATAAAAAGCATTAGGTCACGTCCTTTTGTTACACTTGCCATATTATGTTATTTATTTTTTATATTTACTGTTATACTTAGTAGCTGTAGGAATGTGTCTTCCCTGTATTCCTCGCTAGTGTCCTGTAGTTCTAGGTCTGTTATTTCTAGTCCCCCTATAGTTCTACCTTGGCTTGCTAGTAAGACATCTATTACCTTACTGCATATCCCTAGCCCCTGTCTATAATCACTACTAGCTACTATAAAAGACATTCTAACCTGTGTATCATAGACTAGCTTATCTTTATTAGTGCTAGGTGTTAGTCCGTCCCTTCGATAAACAATGAAAGGGAAACTAGTACCTTTATCAGCGACTAGTGGAAAAATTTTACTTCCTACTTGCCTACTTAATTCCTCGTCTTGTAGTAGGATAGATTTAACTACCCTTCCTAATTCTAAACTCTCCATTACTTCTTATTCCATATCTTATCAATAGACTCAGAAAATAGCCTACCCATAGAGTCCTCAACTTCTGACATCTTAGCCTGTACAGTGGGTTGGAAAAAACTATGTCGCTTATGAACACCCCTACTAGCACCTGCCTTAGTACGTCTCAATTGTGTACCAAGTTCCCAAAACTTAAGTCTAAAATCAGCCATGATATGCACCTTAGCTGTATCACTAACCCTACTTGGCTTACTATACTTGATACCAGACTCTAGCGTTTTACCGTTCCAGTAGTTAGGACGATTATATCCCTTTGTTACCAGTCTGAGACTCTGCCTAGCTGCCTTAACTAGAATATCACTACCTTTCTTTAGTGCAGTGTTTTTAGCTTTGGTCTGTTCACGTCCTGTTAGTTCTGTGAATTTCTTAACAAGCTCTTCCGCCCCTGTTAGTTCTAAGTTGTCGTTATTCATTGATTAGCTCTGTTTCAATTACCTTCTTTTGTTGTGCAGGTACTGGAATGACACTTAAGACTCTGTACTTCTTATCCTTGTACATAATATAGTCTGTGTGTTCCTGTATATTAACGTACTGCCAAACTTCAAAAGTAACTTGATAGGTATAGACTATTTCATTGTTTACTACACCTCTTTCGCCTGTCTTATAACCTACATTAGCACGTGTAGTAGTTAATAGGCGGTTTTGATTAGTAGTACCTCCGAAATCGTCTTGTTGTATTTCAGTCCGATAGATAGAAATTACATCTCTTAGTAGTCCTGTTCTCATTGCTGTACCTTATCCTTTCCGCCTGTGTATTTCTTACTATAATTCTTGTATAGGTCTAGTAAGTAGGTTAGACTATAGGGTAGCTCAGTGTGACTACTAAAAGCTATTGATTCACGGTTAGCGTATAAGTTTGCTGTTAGAATTAATATAGATTGAACTAGGGGAGGTGGTAATGTTGTCCTCCCACTAGCTATTATGATATTTTCTAACTTATCATCTATATGTCGTTCTACTGCTAATTCCGCTGCTTGTTCTAGGTCACACAAATACTCATCATCTTCATGAAAGCTAGTATCTATGTTAAGGTGCTTCTTGATTTGTGCTAAGTTTACGTACATATAGAAACAATGTTAACTATTTAGACTGCGAACGTACCGTACTGGAAAGCCTCAGGTCTGATAAGTGCTGCATCAAAGTAAGCATTAACTACTAACCTAATCATACCATTAACCGCCTGCGTGTAGTTATCCACGACGATATCCAGACCGCCCCAACTACCAATAGCTAGGTTACTGAAATCACCTACTACAAAGGTCTTAGCCTCTACATTTGATGTTGAGTAAACAGGTGTACCGTCCAATGTGCCATCAGTATAAGCAAGCTGGGCTGTACCTCTAGAACCCTTCATCATGTTTCTAAAACTAGCACGTGCAGAAGGTGAGGCAATATATGAAATACCACCCAGTACATTAGCCTCTTCTACCTTAGCCTCAAGACCTACCAAGCCCTCAAAATCAGTAACCTTAGTTGGGGTCTTACCGTTAAAGATACCTGCAGGGCTTGTAGCTGACTTAGCACCCTTGCCTAAGATAGTAGACTCAAGTTTAGAGTTAATAGCGTTAATCAAGTCCTGCCTAATTGCATTCTCTACACCGATAGAATCCTGTGCAAGTAACATCTTAGAAATATCAACATAAGCCGTCAAACGCTTTGGAGTCAGTGTTACATTATTAAACAGTACATTGCCGTCTGTTGCTGCTGCTGTCTCACCTGCCCAATTAACATTAGAGCCTGTCATTACTGGAATCTGTGCGTTATTAGTCAAGCCTGTATAGAACTTTGCACCTGCCTGTACTAGGACATTCTTAGCACGGAGAGGCTCGATAATATCGTATAAGTCTGTTGCTACTACATCTACACCCTCGCTAGCTACAGAAACTGCCGCACGTGTTTCCATGGTAGGGATATAAATCTGGCCCACTGTATTAAGACCTGCTGCCCTCATTTCCTTCATACCCTCATTACAAACTGCTGCCGTTACCTTGTCCTGCTGCTTGTTTTCTGCTACATTCCTAATAGCCTTGAGTAAACTAAATCTCTGTTCTTTCATCGTATTAATATTAATATGTTTTTGTGTACGTGCTGAGCGTGTTTCTTTGTATTCTTCCTTATCTTCACCCTCAACATCGTTATCCTTGTTCTCGTCTTCTACTTCCTCATCAGACTTCTCTACAGTTTCATCCTGCTCTTTCTCTTCCTTGTCCTCTGTATCAGTGTTTTTCTTTTCTACTTCTTCCTGTGTTGGTACTTCTTTATCTTCCTGTACCTCATCAGTCTTCTCTACAGTCTCTTCCTGTACTTCTTTCTCTTTCTCGTCCTGCATTTCTCTTAGTTGGTTAAGTTTATCTAGTGCTCTCTGACTCACTGAGGTACTTGTGTAAGCTGGATTCCAAACAGGGCTAACATCGTGTAACTCATCAATCTTAAGTATCTCCCTGTATTGTCGTCCGTCTGTTCCTGTCGTCCATACCTCGCTACCTTCATCTGTGCTAACTGTAAAAGCGAAACTACTACTATCAATGTCACCACGTCTAAGGTATTCTAGTAATTCATCACCCAGATCCGTATTTGGTGCTGTGAAGGTATATTTAAGTCCTTGTTCGTCTAGCTGTAATTGTAAGCTACCTGTACCATACTTAGACCTAGCTAGTACCTTGTCTTGGTCATGGTTAAATAGGCAAAATACATCAGACCTCTTTAGTACTTCCTCAGTGATTGCAGCAGGGTTAATAGTCTCATAAAATCCTAGGTCTTCACTTTGGCTGTTAAAAACTACTGCATAACCTTCTACTGTTCTACTGTCTGGATTTACTACTGGGGTACTTCTGATTGCACGTACTTCTATGTTGTTATCCTTCCTCATCTGTACTACTTGTTAGGTTTGTCTTAGATACATCATTATAGGCTAGGTTGTGGCTATCTCCATTCTCAACAGGATTATAACCTAGTTGTCTTCTAACTTCATTGATACTAAGTACACCCATACTAAGAAGACTATTATAGTACCCTGCTAATTCTGCCTTGTTCGTCCTCAGTATTGCAGTTTCATCTAAGCCTAATTCTAATCCTGTACCGCTTGTTAGTTTCCTGTTTAGTTCCTCCTCTATCATCACAATATAGGGGTTAAGCGTGTAAGTAAGGTATTGTAAGTTAGATTCACCTACACTACTATAACTACTCTTGCTTAGGTCGCCAAGTAGTACAGGACTAATATTAAAGAACCTTGCTATATCTACTACACTAAAATTCCTAGATTCTAACATCTGAGCATCTGAGCCGTTAATACTGATAGGCTGATAATCCATATTTACAGGCAGCACAACTACGCCTCCGCCTTGATTACCTTGCCCAAATGTAGACCGCCAATTAGTAGATATTGCCTGCTTTTGTTCCTCACTTAGATTACTGTGTACCTTGATAATACCGTTTAAGTTGCAACCATTACTAAAAAAGTTCTCTGCTACCTGCTCGGTTTGCTGTGCGATATTGAGACTTCTAGCTGCATGACTCAGAACACTAATACCCTGTACACCGTCAACACTGTACCTAAGAAAATGTAGAATCTCACTAGGTTGTATCTGTCTAGCACCTATGTATGAACAGGTATAGTATAGGGTGTTATCTTCCTTCCTATAATTACACTGTACATCATCAGCAGGCAAGTATCTAAGTCCTACTACATCCTTACCCTTTTTCTCAATCAGTACATAAGCATTACCTTTTAATAAAACTGACTGTACTATATTCTTAAGTAATGTATAGCGTGTCATCCGATTATTGGTAAAGATGTCATAAAGTGGGTGTTTGTCTAGTAGGTCTGTTCCCTTTGTATTCTTTGCCTTGACTTGAATAGGTAGGGTAGCAATGGAATCACTAATTAAGTTAACTGCACTATAAACGGCACTTAAACTCATTGCACTTCCAGACTGATAACCAAAACCCCACCCTAGACTTTCTGATAGGTTAGGGTTATAAAATGGTTGGCCTCGTTTCTCTGGCTTATCCCTACTTATATTTAATCCTAGTATTTTCATGGTTAAAAATTAAATCCTGTAATTTCATTATTATATCGTGGCTGTTCTAAATATTTACCTAGTGCGTTAAGAGTTGAGTGTACACCGTCTATCTTACGTTCGCTGTTATTATTCTGCTTGACTGGCTTAATATTACCGTTACTGTCTTCCATAATCTCACAATTACCAAACATCCAACTAGTAATTAAGTTCTTATCTAGCTTGAGTGTGCCATTTCGTGCAATCAGTTCAAGATGTCGGGTAGGCCTATTGCAACTCCCAACTGTCTGTGAATAAGGCTGGCAGTTAAATCCAAGTTCAGTCAGTTTAATAATAGCCATAGTACTCTGCCACTGGTCATAAGAAATACACTCAATAGGTAAGGTCTTGTTAATAGCCTGTATGTCTTCAATTACCCTGTTATAATCTACTACATTGCCTTCTGTGATATTCAGATAACCTAGTCCTTGCCAAAATTTATACTTATCCCTGTTGCTACTCTCACTTAGGGCAGACTGTGGCAAGTAGTACCAAGACTTAGAGTAGATAAAGTTGTCGGTTGGTATTACTAAGGTCATTGCTGTTATATCACTTGTACTACTAAGGTCTAATCCTAAGTAACCTGTACACCCTTGAAATTTTGGGTCTTGAAGGTCTATAGGTGTCATTGAGTCCTGTATATATCTACTAGGAATCCACTCGCCTCGTTCATTACTACACCAAATATTCATTAACTTAGTCTTATAGTTAGTGAGTAATAAAGGGCTATTCTTTGCTTTCCTTAGTTCAGATTGTAAGTAAGATTCAGTAACAGTTAGGCCTAGGTTTGGTTGACACTTTACCCAGTTCCTAGGGTCTTCTATGTCGTCCCCCTTATCTAGGGTATAGATAGCACAAAACACACTATCATCTTCTGCCTTACCTTCCAAGATATTTATAAATGTACTTCTAAGTTGGTAGCATGGATTAGACATATCAAAGCCTGCTGTAGTGATATATAACTGTAGGGGCTGAGTTCTCATACCCACACTACTAGTTAAGACATTTGCAGTATTATTAGATTTTGCTGCGTGGTACTCATCTAGACAAAAAGCAGAACAGTTTAGACCGTCCAACTTGTCAGCGTCTGAACTAACAACCTTCATAGTAGACTTGGTAAGGGGAAACTTAATAGAATCCCTGTAATAATTAAAGTACTTACCCTTCTTGTCTATGCTACTAATAAAGTTTTTAGACATCGTAAAAGCTAGCTGTGCCTGTGCGTAACTATTGGCTGCAAAAATTACTTGCGCCTCATTTTCACCGTCTGCTATGAGGTGATATAACATAAGGCCTGCAGCTAGTGTAGACTTTCCACATTTACGGGCTACCTCTATATAGACTTCCCTAACGACTCTAGTATTATCTGAACACCACTTAAAGCCGTATATACTAGCTACTACCCATCTCTGCCATTCCTGTAAGACTAGGGGTTTATGTGCAAATTTACCTGTAGACTGTGGTAGCTTTTGTAAGAAATTAACTACCTTATCAACTGCCTTAGAATCAAAGTACCTATCTTCTTTTTCAAACCAGCTTAGGTATCTAGAACAAGCATGACGAACATACTCACACGCTACTACCTTGCCGCCTAAAACATCCCTTGCATAAGATTTGTACTTCTCATCTATCATTGTGTTATCCTAGTATTAAAGGGTCTGGGTAATTCTGTTTGTAGTCGTATGCTAGTACTTCCTCCCTATTAGTAAGTCTTTTAACGCTTTCTATATGAGTTTCTGTACAGTTCAAGCAGTCAGTAGCGTATATTTCAATGAGTCCTAATAGTTGCCTCCACTGTGCTAGGGGGTAGGTAAATGTGTGACCGTGATAAATTTTAGTCATCGTCTGCTTACCTAACTGTTCATGTGCTAAGAGAGCAGCGTATAAAATACACCTTTCCTGTTTGTCTAGCCACATCTTAAGACTGCCAACTGTGAAACTATTAATCTCATCTGAACTGTCGTAAAATCGGATGTCATTAATCTTCTGTACTATTGCAGCCTGTAGTAGTTCTTCCTCAGTTGGCTCTTTGTGTTCCTCCTCTACTATATCTTCTTGTTGGTCAGTAGTTGGTTTTTCTTCTACTACTTGCCATCCTGCTGCTAATAGTTCTTCCTCTGTTGGGTTAATGATTGTATTTCCGTCTAATTCTAAGTAACCGTTATATAGGTGTCCTTCTTTAATATATTTCTTCATACCTTATAATGATTGACTACCAAACTCTAATACCGTACCTAAGATAGTAACAGTGTAGATATGATTTGGTAAGATAATAAATGTACGTGGTAGTTTGATATTAGAAGGTAGACTTATTCTAGGTGCTGTACTTCCTGTCTTAAAACTAAATCCGTACTCATCTAGGAAAGGACTGTTAGGGGCTGGCTGTAGGGTAATATTAAGACTTTCTACCTCTTCCCACACATGAAACTCACCGCTCCTAATTGTTACGTCTGTCACTGTAGGTTGGTGTCTCACTACCTTACTTCTACCGTCCCTACCATCCTGTCCTTTTACGTATAGGTCTGTTTTCTTAAGATTCCCTGTAGACCTATCGTAATTATATACATAGTAATCACCACCGACATAAGGACATTTAGTAGTTAAGTCATTCTGTATATCTATCAGCCTACTATCAACCGTTCCTAGTTTCTGTGTTACCTTAGTGTTTACATCCTCTAAAGCACTATCTACACTCTTGCCTAGTGTTGATATAGTAGTAGTAAATGTAGTGCCTAGTTCTTTAATTCTATTACTTGCACTATCTACCTGTTCCTTTGCTGACCTTGTTACCTTCTCAATACCTGCATCTATCTTCTCTATCAACTTACCGCTAACAGTATTTTCTATCCTATCACTAACATTACCTAAGGTCTCAGTATCAGATACCTCTAAATCTGAGTCAATATAATAATCTGTGGTTATTAATCTATCTAGTCCAGTGGTGGGATTGTTTACCTTGTAGTTTAGAACACCTTTCCCCATATATTGAAGGTGAGGCCATGATAAGGTAATATAACCCTCATCGTCTGTAGCTGTTAAGATAGTACCAAACTTAGGATTTACTGTAAAGAATGTAACTTGTCCTCCTTCTACGAATCCTTGGGGCTTAATTCTTAACTCGCTGCCCTTGTATAAATGTTCCATATTATCCTGCTGTTAGTTTAGTTATGAAATCCTCTGCACTAAGTTCCTGTTCCCCCTTCTCTGGCTTATCCGCTATCTTACTACTTGCTAAGGGTGATAGTCCTAACTCTTTCACTACCTTTAATATCTGTATCTGATAGGCTATTAGAATTTGGTGTAGGGGATGTTTGTTAGGATTACCGTATCTATCATTAATTATGATTCCATCCTTCTTAATTCTTTCCTTACACTGATAGAACATATCTAGCGACTCAGATAAAAGGGATAGGGCTGCTTTCCATTCTGCCTTAACTTCCCCATATTCAGACTCAAGATATTTATAGGCATTGTACATATATTCCTGTACTGACTCCCTAACATCTGGGTATAGGTTTTGTATCTTTTTCTTTGTTATCATTGTATTTCCTGTATTCTTTGGTCATTAAACAGGTAGTGAGAAACTGCATAGAACATATTAACCGCATAACTATTTCCTGCCTGTTTATATAGCTGTGTGTCACTTACCCCTGCCTGTCTAGCTAGGTCTACATCGTGTCCTGTAAATCCTTGTAACTTAAATGACTCAGTAGGTGTAATTCTTCTAAGTGGCTCGGTGTGATAGTCTGGGTTAAGTTTCCTAGTACCTGTTTGTATGTAATGATGTGTATAGTAGTTTCCCATTCCTGCCCTTCTATCAGATTTACAGGTTAAGGTTGCTGCAATGGGTCTATCAAATTTTGGCTTAGTTGTGTAGCTTGTATTCTCTCCCAACAGATAAGCCCTGTATGTTGGACTAGTTGAGGTGTTGTACTTACTGTCTACCTTCTTGTCTAATATATCCAATACCTCAGACTGATTATTTATGCTCCATTCCTTCCTGTAGTCCCTGTTAAATACGTCCCTAACCCTCGTTGTTGTAAAGGAAAAATTAGGTAGGTCTAAGGTGGTGGCAAAGATAATAAGCCTGTTTCTATTCTGTGCTAACTTATAATCTGCTGCATTGAATAGGTCATAATATACAGTGTAGCCAAGATTAGATAGGCTTGCTTGGATTGTCCTAAAAGTGTTACCCTTGTCATGTGTTAATAGCCCCTTTACATTTTCTAAGAGTACAAAAGGGATAGACTGGTGTTGTTTCTTCTTGACTTCTAGGATATGTACTATCTCATTGTATAGCGTTCCTCTTGGGTCTTGAAATCCTGCCCTCCTGCCTGCACTACTGAAAGTCTGACAGGGAAAGCCACCAGTTAAAATATCTATATCTAAGTTCCTAGTTATGTAGTCCTTAGTTTGATTCCATGCTATTAAGTCACCCATTGCTAGACTATATTTACTGCTTGGGTGTATTGCTTGATAGGTCTTCACTGCGTGCTTATCTATCTCACTGTAGGCTATGGTTGGTATCTCTATTCCGCTATCAATGTTTAATAGTTCTGCTGCCCGAGAAAATCCTCCAATACCTGCAAAAAGTTCTAAGTGATTTAGTCTTTTCATGTTCTTTCAATTATTACACGCTTATAGATTGTCTTCTCACCTAGCTTTGGATTATTCAACCTATCTACTATCCTAAATTGACTGCTACAGTGCTTAGTCAGAAAATTAACAGGGACACCCATTAACCCTTTATAGTCGCTTGGAATGTCCTTTACTTTATTCACATTGATAGCTGGATAGTTACTGTAAGTTGGATAGTCAGTAGGGTTATAAGTTGCTGTTAGTACTAATTCCTGTCTGTTCACTGGTAGGGTAGTAAACCATGATGTACTACCTAAGTCTTTAACTGTACCGTCTGGAATTATAAATCTGCTTAATGTTGTGTGACCTGTCCTAATCCGTCCTGCCTTATACAGTGGGAAAACACTCTTATAAGTCACTGCATTTATACTCCCAACTATTATAAAATCTTTCTCCTTGATTGTATCTATATAGTCTCTGAATAGGCTAAAGGGTGGGTTTGTAATTACTATGTCTGCCTCCTTTAATATTGCCAAGCTGGTGGGACTATTATAGCTACCGTCTCCACTTACTGCCGTCTTTATAGTTTGTCCGTTAATGTAGTCTAACCTATATGTACCTTTCCGATCGTAATGAGTAGCTGTAAGTCCTTTTAATCCTAGACTATCATAGTTAGTAGTTAAGTAAGTCCAAAACATACTAGCCTCACTATCACAATTACAGTACACTTTCTTTCCTTTTAGGTATGGACTGTAATATACTAGTTCCTTCTCAATGTCTTCTAGCCGTGTGTAGTATTCATCATTTTTTGCTGCCTTAGATTTATTTAAGCTAGTATTACTCATTATATAATTTTTCTAGTAGATTTAATGAACGCTTAACCAGCTCACACTTCAATCTGTGGTAGTCGTCTGTGGGTAAGTCGTCTGTCATGTAGGAACGACTCGCAAACATTATATATCTCATTCGCTTATCTAACATATCACGTACACCTATTCTATATGCTAAGATGTAGATATGATAGCCTGCTCTTTCTAAGTTTGTTAATGTCTGTCCTGCTTGTTCCTCCTTACCCTGCAACATATCTAAGCTAGGTAAGTATTGTATGTCTTCTCCCCCTAGTTCAGTATCTAAGTGGGGTGTAGATTGGTCTGTAATGTCGCCTAGGTATAAAAATTCTAGTTCATCTCTACAACTCTTACAGCCATTATAATAAGTCCAAACCCCATCTACTAGGTTTAATATAGGTCTTTTATAGTCTAGCCTTAAAATATCTAAGACTTCATCTAATGTTCTTGTCATAATCTCAAAATGTGTTAAAAATTACCCTCCCGTGTGCAAATAAAACTGGGGTGGGGTAAAACGTTGATAGCCAAATAGTTAGATAGGGGCGGGGGTATAAAGTGCTTAAAATCAAACTGTTACACTTTACTCTCTACCTCACCCCTGTAATAACTAACATTATCATCTGACTTTATACTTCTACCTAGTACTGTAAGTCTTCCCCTACATCATTATTACTAGGTGTTGTGTTATTCTTCTTTGGGTTGTGGATAGCGTTGTGACATTCCCTACATAAACTTTGGAGGTTGTCTAAGTCATACGCTAGTCTATCTCTCTCAACAGGATTACTAGTAGACATAAAACTTATTACATGGTGTACATCTTTTGCAATTCTGACTACACCACTCTTAAGACAACATTCGCAAAGTGGTTTCTGTCGTAGTTTAGTTTCTCTAAGTTGTTTCCAAGTCATGCTACTATAGACTTTCTGTCGTTCTGCTTTCCGCTTTTGGCTATAAGAATCTTTGTTAGTATTCTTTGGTGGCCTGTATATTGTTGGCATAGTTTATTAGTGTTTAGTTATCAGTCTGTATTAGTAAAGTGGTAAGGGCTAATATCACTACTAACCCCTACCTAATTATGACAATAAACTATTACAGATTGAAAACAATTTCTTTCTTACTTATTAGGATTCTAGGGCGTGTAGGCTGCAATATTACATACTTCCCTATTATCCTTTCTACTTATTAGGATTGTAGGGTGTGTGACTTGCAATATTGTACACTAGAATACCCTATAATCTAACCAGCTTTTATTAGGTAGTTGTCGTCTTTCTGTTTGCTGCTTAAACCTTTCTAGTACTTCCTCCTTAGTTAGTTCCTGTACCTCATTGTCTAGGGTTGCACGTTCTATCTCTACACCCTTCTTATCTAATACTGACTTCTCTATCTTCTTCTTCATTGCTGCTGTCCTCCTTGATTAAAGTTTATCCCACTTGCCACTAAGACCTAATAGACTGTTCTGTATCTTAATGTTGTCCTCTTTCTCGTTCCCTGTTAATCCTAGACTTCTTAGCATAGGGTCTGATTGGTAAGGGTCTGATTGATTTGTAGTAGTTGTTGGGGTTGGATTGCTTGGGGTATTATCTACAGGCTCATCTACAATACCTTCTAACTTCTTTCTCCTTGCCTCTAATACCATATCCCAAAACATATCATTACTACGACCGTCAAATGTGTAGAGGCTTAAACGCTTAGACTCATCATTATACCTAACATTCTCTAAGGTAGATAAAAACTTCTCCCTAGCCTGTTCCTTCTCATCCTTCTTACTTAGCTTAACTGTATCATCCTTCTTAATAGTCTTTGGTTTGCTAGGTAAGATTGTTTCCCTGTTATCCTGTACATCACCGAATAACTCCATTTCAAGTTGACGGCTATACTCTCTTCTAGCCTCTTCTGTCATTGTCTCAGTCTGATTTAATACTGCTGCTGTCATATCTATTTAATGTTTTTATGTCCTAGTTTGATTACTAAGACGGTTAATTAATAATGTCGTTCCTTTAATTCCAAGTAACTTCCTTTAATTCCAAGTAACTTCCTTTAATTCTAAGTAACTTCCTTTAATTCCAAGTAACTTCCTTTAATTCTAAGTAACTTCCTTTAATTCCAAGTAACCCTAGTTTAAGGCTGTTTTTATTATAACTTACTATATATCAGTTAGTTATGTAATATTTGGCTAATTCTAGGGTTTATACTAAGGTTCTAAAGTGTCCTTATTTTGTAATCCTTCTATATAATAGTGTAACTTAATTACACTATAACCGTTACACACTCTCAGTTTTAGACTGAGTGTGTAACTATATTATCATGGGCGCGCTGGCCTTGCCGAGCCGTGCGCTATCCCATTAATAATCAACACTTTAGAAATCTCCCATTAACTTAGCAAAATCAAATCTAAGGTTACATAGTGGGTTAGTAGATTCCTGTACAGTAGGTTTCACTTCTTCTACTACAGGCTTTTCCTTATTTTCCACGTCCCCACCTTCTACCTTTTCCTTTATTTCCGTTACATCATCGTCCTTTTCCTTATTTTCCAAGTCTATATTAATGTTAGGGTTTAGGCTACTTAGAAATTTATCAAGTCCTACTGAGTCAATCAATGTAGGTTTAGGTGTAGGCTGTATTTCTGTCTTAACCTGTCCTTCATCATCACTAGGACTACTTAATGAACTCTCCTTTAATATCTTACTAATCCTATCCTTACTAATTCTATACCCTTGCCCCTTGATTGTCTCTAGGTTCTGCATTATAGTTTGTCTTGGGTTTAATAAGTGTCTCAGCTCATCATCACTAAGTCTATCACCTATACCTTTATTCTTGCAGTAATTATATAGGCTTGCTCTACCTACTTCAATTCCCTTAGCTTTCAGTACCTCTAAGTTTTCCTTCTTACTTAGTTTCTCATCATAGTACTTCTCAATCAGTGTGTAATCTACTGTCTTCATATTATTTCTCTCCTATTGTTTTAGTGTCCCTTCCCTTTTATTATATATAGGGTTGGAACTGGTTAATTATTTTCTGTATTCTATCCTTGCTAACCTTATATCCCTGTCCCTTGATGTTCTCTAGGTTTTTACGTACACTTAGGTTAGGGTTGATTAGCTTTCTTAGGTCCTCATCGGTAAGTTTCAGTACTATACCTCTATCCTTGCAGTAATTATATAGGGTCTTCTCACAAACCTCTACACCGTTTTTCTTAAGTACCGCTAAGTTCTCCTGTACTGTCATGTCTGGGTTATAGTACAAGTCTATTTCATAGTAGTTCCATTCCTTGACACCTTTATTAATTAGTCCTTGCATTCTACCACGTTCTAGTTTCCTACTCACTAGTCCTGTATTAACTACTACTTTCTTTTGGTGATAATCTGACTTCATTACTTTTTTAATTACCTTTCTAGACTCTTCATATTCAGCCTGTAGTGTTGGTAGGTCTTTTCTCATTGCTTTCTTTACAACCCCAACCAAGTAATCAATAGTCAGTACATCATCCGAGTTATCAAAGAAACGTTCACGGTCTATATACAAGTTAAGTAGGAGTTCATCACTTGTTACATCTGGTTTTATCAATCTACGCATCCTAGCATAATTACCCATCTTAGCCCTTCTATGTTCACCGTCTACATATTTCTTGGGCAGGTCATTTTCCCATCTGTAGTAAAGTTCATAGTAGCCGTTCTCTTCACTGACTAACTTAATTTCCTGTCCTTCCTCGAACTCAACCTTAGACCTATAGTAGTACTCAAACTTTCCATAGTAGTTTTTCAGTACCATCCCATAGCTTAAGTTCTTTAGGTCATATACTAGCTTAGGGTCTACTGCTATCTTCTGTTCTTCTTCCTCTTCTGCTATCAAGTCTAGGAGTACATCATAATACCCCTTTATATCTTTCAAGTCATACACTAGGTCGCTACTATAACACTCCGAATTTAAGCGACACCCATTAAAATACTGGTCTTGTCTAGTACCGCAATTATCTTTACAACGTTCTAGGGTATCTTTTTCTACCTCCCTATGTAATACTGTTGATACTGCCTTAAATTCATTCAACTTCAACACCTTAGACATCACATATACTAGTCTAAACCTTCTAGATTCTGGCTTGTCGCTAAATGTAGCATAGCAGAAAGTAGGTAGGTATGATAGTTTATTTAGGTAGGTTGGTATGTCAGTATAAGTCGTCTCATCTATATCAATACAAACGACTTGCGACCCATACCAAAACTCAGACCTCTTAATACAACGTTTCATATAGCCGTCTTTTTCAGTGGGTAGTGTATAATAAGACTTCCCTGTACTAGTATTAATCCAAACCTTTTTCCCCACTGCATAACTATATAGACCGCACATACTATAACCGTGTCTTATTCTGTCTAGTAAGTTAGGTAGGCTTAGGGTTGTTCTCTTAAATCGCATAGTCTCAGTTAGCCCAAGTCTTTTCATTTCTGCCTTATCATTCATTACCGCTGCTTTACACTCATCTTTACTGTTATACCCCTGTTTACTAAGGCTTACAGTTACATTAAAATCTTTGTCTTCCTTCATTTCTGTAATAGTTTAATAGTCCATTGTTCCCCTAGTCCACATTGAAGGGTAGTAATCGAGGCAGGTATGGATTAAATCCTGCCTTATACGCTAGGGGATTGCTCATCTCGAATACTTACTCATTGATAGATTAAGTTCGTTGAGACTTAGTAGATGGTGAATAATTTTAATCGTTCATTGTTTTACTTAATGAACTTTGTTATTCTTTGTGCTAGCCTTATTAGCCAGCTGTCATGTGTTTTGTTAGTCTGTAGTTCTGTCAAGCGTTCAAAGTTTTACATAATGAACTATATTGAACTTACCTACTATCTGAGCAATCCTAGTAGTCCCAACTTCCCTAGACCTAACTGTGTCACCCTTTAATTTATAGTTGCAGTGTCTTTCAACTTTTAACCGTTCTTGTTTTTCGTAGCGCACGGTCAGACTACCCCCATGTAAGAACTTAGTACCCCAAGCCTTATCGAAAAGTAGTGCCTAGGTAGTTTTAATCCTACCTTACACACTTGGGGCTTTCTATACCTGCATTATAGTTGACGTTTTAAGGAGTAGTATAGTAGTTGAATTTGGAGGTTTTTTGTTTTAAGCCTACTATACTAACCCTGTCTTTATAAGTTACCCTATAAAAACCTGTCATTGCTAGGGACTGGGCAGACAATCATTTAATCCTAGCTTTACTGTTTGTCATTCTAAGCTATCATCTATTATCACTAACCGACAACCAACTTAGCCAGCACGTACTATATCGACACGAACACCCACTACTCACCTTGCTCAGTACTGTACAAACATTATCGAAGGGGATTATTTCGACCCGAGCCTATACAGTGGTTTTCCGTGTGTCGTCCTTTTCCGTGCTTAGACTTGGGTAGTATCTATCATTACTGACCTTCCTACCCTAAAAATAAATTAACAAACGCCGTTTTTTTGCTTTGTTGAAATATGAGAGTTCCTAGTGTCTTATCGAAAAGTAGTGACCCGATCCGCCACGCACTAGGATATATTAACCTTAGGCTAGTTCTAATCTATAGCCATTCAATCTTTTAATAGTTCCTTTCAGTAAGTAGTCTATATATTCACGGCTCTTACATCCAATCATTACTAGTACTTCATTCTCATTATAAGTACTCAATATTAGTTCATTCTTACAGTTTATTATATTGTATTTCATAGTTTTTTATCTGTTTACTTCCCACACTATACTATCATTCAGTTCTGCTTTCTCATGTCCCTTGCTCTTCTCTACTAGTGCTTTTTGAAACCCTGCTTGTGCTATGTCTTGTTGTGCTTTAATCTGTTCACACTTCATAAATAGGCCTGTTCCAATAATAAATAGAACACCGCCTACAATACTTAATATCTTATTGCTCTTCATCTTCTATTATAGTTTTAGTTTATTTCTATGTATAAGACTTCTAGGGGTTCACTATTACATTTTTACCCACTTATAGCCTCCTGCCGTTCTATTTAGGTGCTTAATACTACCGCTTATATTACCTCTATTAATACCTGTCTGTCGCTCTGCCTCTTTTATGCTTGGATATTCAGCTACTAATATTCCTTCCTTAGTCATCTGTCTTACCCCTTTCATTCTACAGGTATTAGCTTTCTGTAGGTTGGCTTTATGTAGTTCAGTGAATTTCAGCCCCCTATGCCCTTCTGCTATATTTCTCTTAGCAGTCTCACTTAGTTTGTGTCCTTTCTTCATCTTACTTAGTTTAATCTTAGTTTCTTCAGTGTGATTATAAGTACCCCTAGTCATTCCGCCTAGTGTCATGTTGTACCCTAGTCCTGTCTTATAATAGCTTTGTTCTAGTCTAATAAGTGCTATCTCTGCCTCATCTAGTAGTCCCCTTAGTTCCTCTCTAGTATCAGCATGAATAGTTAGTAGTACGGTGTAATCAAAGTTCTCAGCACCATATTTAAGTATTGCCCTGTCTATAATCTGACTATCTGCCCTTTCACCTCTCAGATGTTGTAGGTATCTTTTTCTAGGGTGTACTGTCTGCCCCACATACTTCTTACAGTTCTTCTTATTAGTCCACCTATATATAATTCCTATCATAGTATTATCTGATTCTAAAGTTAACATTACACAAACCACGTCCTATCAAATCTACACCGTCCTTACTACACCTTTTTATATAGTAGTTAGTGGTATTATATTTCATAGCAGTATCTTTCAGCCCCCTACAGACCTCTATTACAGTTCCTGCACTATCTAACACTTCTACAGTCTTCTTAGCTTTCTCTGCTCTCCTTGCCTGTAATGTACCGTATCTCATGTTATCTATCTTACTAAGCCATTCTAGATTAACTACATCATTATCTAGCTTATCTTCGTTGATGTGATTAACTTCTGGTAGGTTGTTTGGATTTGGTATGAAGGCCTGTGCTACTAATCGATGTATGTAGTGTTTCTTTTTATCACCATCCTTAGTTAGTACAATCTGTTTATATCCCTTCTTAGTTAGGAATGGTTTAATTATCTTTTCACTTAGGTTTTTAACTTCACCGTCTTTCCTAGTGATTGTCTTTGCTAGGCTCTTCACTCGTCCTAGGCTGCTAATCTTGTAAAAGGTTTCATATCCTTTAATGTTTTTCCATGATTCTTGTTTAATGTTTGTCATGTTCATTTTAGTTTGTGCCTTACCTCTGTGTTTTTCAAGTTGGGCAAAGCTGGTTAGTTGTACTGTCATAGTTAAGGGTTCTAGACCTTATCACTTGCATTTATTACCATTACTTGATAACAAATGACTTCTTTATCTACTGTTAAGGGTTGTAGACCTTCCCACATACATTTATTACCATTACAGGATAACAAATGTACTATCATTCATAGATAAGTCTTCTAGGTCTTCATACCTGCAATACTTACCACTTACACCTATCAAGTCTAAAGGGACAAAATAGGGGCTTATTAAAAAATTGCATATTATAAAATGTTCGCACATACGCACGTACATTACACTTATAAGAGATTGACTCATTTCTGGGGTAAAGATTGGGAGGAGGTGGGGGGATTATCCTGTGTTTTTCATGGTTTTTCTGCCCCACATACCCCATATCCCCCACCCCTACATAATCTGCTCTAATTTTCCTTCAATATCACATAACACACTGATTATCAATACCTTACCTAATCAACCCTTCCTAAGCCTGTGTTTTTCCGTATCTCCCTGTGTTCCAATGAGTTAAGGGCAAAATAAAAGCAGACATACATTTAACTGTACATCTGCTCACTTCCTAGGTCTGGTTGGGTGGGTTAACTTCCCTGCATTAACTCTCTCAGTGTAAATAATTTAGTCATCATTATATCAGCCCTTATTACCATGTCCCCCACCTTATTAATAGAGTCTGGGTTAAGTTTCTGATAATATCCAATCAGCGTATCTATATTTATATCGTTATCTATCAACCACTTAGCAATATCCCCAAGTCTTCCCTTACTGTTTCCAATCTTTCCCAACAGTCTATCATAATCTACAGCCTCTTTATGTTTAGGTTGTACTGTATTATATTGGTTGGGTGGGTTTTGTATAGCCCCAACTTTCACCAACTCCTCACCCACCATCCTAGCCTTGTCTGTACTTGTTAGGTGGCTGTAGATAGTTTTAATCATATTATCATCTGTATGTCCTGTTAGGTAGCATAGTTTATCTGGAGTTATATTTTCATTTAGTTTCTGGGTTATAAATGTATGTCTAGCACAATGGGAGGATAGTTTAAGGTAGGCTGGTTCAGTTATTTCCTCGTCCTGTGCGTTTCTGTAGGTTATCTCTCTATCAATTCCTGCTAGCTTTGCCAACATTTTAATAGCGTAATTATAGAACTTACCATCGTCTAACTTATCTAGGTTCAAACTAAATCCAACCTTACTATATCTGCCTATGAATGTTTTAATATACTCATCTTCTACAATTAGCGCACATTCCTTACCTTGACTCTTCTTTGTCTTCACTTCATAATAGCACTGTCCTTCTACCTCAACCTGTTTAACCTTATCCGTTGGCTGTCCTACTATGTACTTTAGGAACTGTTCTAAGTCGCTTACTCGTTGCCCTGTTCTACACTGTAAGACAAATATATCCCTGTACTCGCTTAGTGTATCACCCTGTATATTATTAATACTAGTTGGGACAATCATAGAATAGCTGTATTTTATCTTCTTGTCTAGCTCTAGGTCTCCTATAGCCTGCTGTTCTGTAGTAGTCAGTGCAAATCTACCTTTATCTGGTCTCTTATCTGCTTTCTTATTAAATAGTATTCCACCCTTAACCCCATATTTAATAAAATCTAATTCCACTGCTAGCACCTTATTAACAAGTCTGACTATTAAACCTGCCTTAACATTTATAGCTGCATTACTTTCCCCTTGTTCTGTTAGGTACTTTATATAACAGTTTAGTCCTGCCTGCTTGAATACATCTAGCTTAGTTAGATTCTTAGCCTCTAGATATTCTAAGTATGTAGAGAGTTGTGATAGATAAACCCTTCTACTATCAACCCTACCTACCACTACTTTAGGTTCTGGGTATAAGTAATTGAAAGCCCTAACTATTAAATCTGCTGCTTTAATCTTTGCCATGCCTGTAAGATATTCCGTTATGTCGTTAATATTGAAGGTCTCGTTAATATGGTTGCAAAGATACTCTAAATATTCTGAATGTCTAACCCTATACTCTTCTATTTTTTCATTAACTTGCTTGTTGTTGTAGTTATCTAGCTTATTTTGTAAGTTGGATATAATAGCTACTTGTTGTTCACTACTCCACTGGTTAGGCCTCACCTTAGTACCTGTTGGAATCTTATATAACTTACCTTCTATCCTAACCCCACAATACACTGTAGTAGGCACATTTACCTTACCATCTCTTAGGTAAAACTTAATACTCTGTAGTTGCTGCAT